TACTTTACATTGAATTTCTTTTCAAGTTCCTCTTCTTCACGATCCAAGAAGGTCTTGTAATCGTCTTCAACGGATGAATGAACGATAGTATCGCGTTCTTCTTTAACAAATACTTCAAAATCCTTAATAACATCTTCAAACTGCAATTTGTACTTGAAGGAAACAAAATTGAGAAACTGATGAAATTTTTCCATTGATTTATTCATTTCCCATTGCTTTAGGAATTCTTCAAATAAAAACATTTCTCTTTGCTTTAAAGTCTTTTCAGGAGAAATAAACGAAAAACAGCCAAAATTTTGTCCGGCTATAGGTTTATCAACTTCTAATAAATCGACATATTTATGGTTTGGGGTGCCGTCTTTCTTGTCTCTTTTTTCAAAAGACTTTTTGGAAGCAGTTGTTTTACTCATTATACATTTAGTGAAATTTTCGTTTTAAGTTTTAATTTTATAAATTATTATTTTTTTCTTATTAATTTATATAAAGATGGGTGTATTTGATATTGCTGAACTTATTAAGAGAGTTATTAAATATTTGATTGAGGGTTTAATGGTTTCTATTGCAGCGTTTGCTATTCCAAAACGTTCATTGAATCTTGAAGAAATTGCTTTAATTGCGTTAACTGCTGCGGCTACATTCGCTATATTGGATACATATATTCCTTCGATGGGAGTGACAGCTAGGTCAGGTGCAGGATTTGGTATTGGAGCCAATTTAGTCGGATTCCCTGGAGGTCTTTAAACATAATATGAGAATTAATCTTTAAATGGACAATATAGAATAATATATTTTAATACCAATATAATATATTATGGCTAGACATAGCAGACACAACAAAAGAAGATCTTATAAAAGAAATAGAAGATCTTCAAGAAAAATGAGAGGCGGAGTTGGAGAAGATGATAGACAATCATTACTAGATTTAGGGTTTAAACCGGAAGATATAGACTATTTATTACAAAATAATCCTAGAATGTCGGTAGAGATTTTTAGAAACGCTATAAACCCACCAACTAGTTCACCTTTTTATAACGAAAAACAAACAGCTGAAGAAATGATGGAAGGCATTCGAAAAAATAATGAATCAATTTATGAATCAGAGGCATTTGAGACACCACCTAAACTGTCTAAAAGACCTAGGTTTGAAGAAAATGTTTATGAACCAGATATTTCCACAACACCTACCAACTTAAATAGGTCATTTGGTGGAAAACGTAAATCAAAAAGAAGAACTTCAATAAAGAAAAGAAAGACAAGAAGACAACAAGGAGGCAAAGGGTTTACAACAGAAGAAGAAATTAATCCATTAGCGTATATAGACCGAAGGGAAATAAGCGAAGCAAATATGCCTAGACCTTAAATTAAACAGTAGGAATAAATTCCCAATTCAATTCAACACACATTTTCTTCCAAGTTTCATCTTGTTCAATAAGTTTTTCACGATCTTTCAATAAAGGAATATCGTGTAAAAATTGGTTTTCTTCTAAAAGTTCACAAAACTTAAACAGTACATAATAATAATTCAAAAAGTTTACACGATAATCAGGGCAAGTTTTAGCATAAGGTGCTTGAATTTCCATAAATAAATTGCACAACGTGTCTTCTAATTCAGGGCTAAAAACAGGAGGTTTAATTCCGAGTTTATTTTTAATAAATGCGATGTGTTCATAATATTTATTAAATCCCAATTTTTTAAGGATTTCCTTTGTTTTATGGTGTGTTAGTAGTTCAATGCCAATTCTTTCCTTTTTTATTTGTTGATGAATTTGATTAATAACATCATCAGGAATTTGAGTGGTTTCCTTTCCTTGAAACTGAGCCAATATTTCTTTAAAATGGTTAATCTTTTTGTAAGCATAAAAGCAAACTTCTTTAGGAGGTTCTTTATAACTTGGTTTTTCATTTTCGATTAAATAAGGTACATTAACAGCACAAATATTACAAATGAGAACACCCTCATCATCAAGTGGTATAAGCTCACCTTTATAACAACTTTGGCAAATATCAGTTTCTCTAACAAATGAATTCATATCTAAAAAGGTTTCATCAATATTACTTAAATATTTTTGAACAATATTTTTATTTTTATTTTCATTTATATTTTTTTCTTTATCAAGATCATCTTGTTTAACTTTAAAAATATTGAAAAGTAATTGATTTTTGGATGTAATAAGTTTATTATTATCTTCAACATTATTAATATTTTTTTTGTTTTCAAAATATTCAAAAATGTATTTGGAGTTATCAAGAAAGTAATTATTCTTTCTGTTTTTTAATTCTATAATAGTTTCATTGATGTCTTTAATTCTATCTTTCATTTCCATTATTTGTTCTATTGGAAGATCTGTTTCAAGTTCCAATTGTTTTTTTAGGCAATATCTTTCGTCTTTTAATCTGGGGATATTGTCAAACTCATCTTTAACAAATTCGCTAACAAATTCTTTATGTTTACCGTCTAGAGTGGTAGAATATTTTTTACAGATCTTAATTTTTTTGGTAGCCTTAGGTTTAAAAGATGGCATTAAATGATTATATATAACAAAATACAGAAATATTTAATTACTAATTAGGTGAAAATATATATAAAACAGATTTAAACGCAAAAAAATAATATTAGGCAATGTCTGAAATAGTACCATATGTAATAATGGTTATATCTTTGGATAATACAAATAATATCTTTGGTTCAAGCAAAAAAACTAATTTGCTAGTTAATATAGTAGAAAAATTAGTGGAACTAACATATGATAGGATTTACCTAAATAATCCGAATAGCTTTGAAAATATAGAAGACTTACGGAATAATTTTTATATAGATCGCTATATGAATAAGTTTATGTGGTCAGTAATGTCATTTATAAATAATGAATGGCAAAATACAAGTCCAAATGATAATTTAGTAATTGAGGCTTTACTAAAAGAAAAAGAGAGACGAGGATCCGAGTATATTTCTTTAGATGAAACATTTGATATAGACAGTATGTAACTATAATAAAATTGAAAACCGCTTAAAATTATATTGTTATAACTATAAATATAAATAATAACAGATGTTACAATTATTAGATAAGATGTTTATTAAGAGATTTTGTTTGCCAATTAATTCGGATGTTGAATTATATGAGAATGGATCGATAAATATGAATTCGTGCTTGTGCGGACATTATAATCACGTGTCGTGTGTTTTACAAAGGAAAGGGAGATTTAAACAAAAGTAGAATATTGAGTTTTGGTATGAACCAAATGGGTGATTCTGATGGTAGAACCCCAGGAATACATGCAGAACATGATGCATTAAATAAATTACAACCATTAAGATATAAAAAAAAGTTGGAGCCAATAAATATATTGGTAATAAGATTATCAATGAAAAATAATTTACAATCCAGTAAACCGTGTAGCAAATGTATAGAAACAATGAAAAAATTACCACAGAAAAAGGGGTATAAAATACAAAATATATATTATTCAGATAGTGAAGGGAATATAATAAAAACGAGTCTTACTACTTTAGATAACGAAGAAAAACATTATTCAAGGTTCTATAGACAAAATAAAAATTGTAAACAATTTAAATATTAAACTTTTTATTAATAACATTATGGAAATGAATAAGGATGATAAAATGAAGGATTATAACCTTTACATGAATATTTTGATAAAATACATGGTACAACAAAACAAGAAAGATTAGCAATTTTGAAGAATGGGAAAAAGAATGGAAACAAAAACAAAAAACAAATGACCTGAGAGTATAATAAGTTAAAAAAAGAAATAAATACTGATAGGTAATTTTAAGAGATATGGATATAGAAATAAAAATAGAAGACAAACAATTAGAAATAGATAAAATAAAATTTCAGAAAATGGTTTTTTTATTCAATGCTTTAGATAATGGTTGGTCAATTAAAAAAAGACAGGATTCTTATATTTTTACGAAAAATCATGAAGGGAAAAAAGAAGTATTTGATGAAAGTTATTTGTCCATATTTATGAAGGAAAATACAAACATTAATAATATATTATTATAGTATGTAGGGTGTGTTAATTAATTAATTAAAATAAAAAATTTAATTAATTATTTTTCCAAAAAATTTTTTTCTTTTAGGAATGTATAAAATGGGAGGCGGATTAATGCAACTCGTAGCTTACGGAGCTCAAGATGTTTACCTAACTGGTAACCCTCAAATTACTTTCTGGAAGGTGACATATCGTAGATATACTAACTTTGCCATTGAATCCATTGAACAAACTTTCAATGGTCAAGCTGATTTCGGTCGTCGTGTTCAATGCACAATCAGCCGAAACGGTGATCTTGCTTACAGAACTTACTTGCAAGTCACTTTACCCGAGATTAACCAGCTCATGGGTATTGCTTCCTTTGCCGCTGGCGTTGGATCTGGTGTCTATGCCCGTTGGTTGGATTACCCCGGTGAACAGCTTATTGCTCAGGTAGAGGTTGAGATTGGTGGTCAACGCATTGACCGTCAATATGGTGACTGGATGCACATCTGGAACCAACTCACAATGACTGCCGAGCAACAACGTGGTTACTTCAAGATGATTGGTAACACCACTCAGCTTACATTCATCACAGATCCTTCTTTCTCTGAGGTAGATGGACCTTGTGACTCTTTGGCTCCTCGTCAAGTTTGCGCTCCTCGTAACGCTCTTCCTGAGACCACTTTGTACGTTCCTCTTCAATTCTGGTTCTGCACAAACCCCGGTCTTGCTTTGCCTTTGATTGCTCTTCAATACCACGAAGTCAAGATTAACCTTGATATCCGCCCTATTGATGAGTGCTTGTGGGCTGTTACCACTTTGAGTTGCAACAGTGGCGATGCTCGTGTTGGTGATGCTTCCGCATACGCTAAGAACCAGTATGCTGCTGGTCGCCCAGTTCCTGCTGCCATTGCTTACAATCAGTCTTTGGTTGCTGCTTCTTTGTACGTTGACTATGTCTTCTTGGACACTGATGAGCGCCGCAGATTTGCCCAGAACCCTCACGAATACTTGATTACTCAACTCCAATTCACTGGTGATGAGTCTGTTGGTTCTTCCAGTAATAAGATTAAGCTCAACTTCAACCACCCCGTTAAGGAGCTTATCTGGGTTGTACAGCCAGATCAGAACGTAGATTATTGCTCATCTTTGGTTTGCGATGCTCTTTTGTTCAAGGTACTTGGTGCCCAGCCCTTCAACTACACTGATGCCATTGATGCTCTTCCCAATGCTATCCACGCTTTCGGCGGCCCTGCTAGTTTGGCTGCTGACTCTCGTGCTTACATTGATGCTCAGGGTCTTTTCAATGATGCTGGTGCTCTTGACTACCAGATCCCCAACGGATTTACTGGCTACTGGCACGGTCCTGATAACCTTTACAACCAACCCAACTTTGGTGGCGAGGGTGTAGATACATCTGCTTTGACTGGTGCTGACAAGATCACTGCCGATCTTGCTCTTTTGGCCAGAAGCCACAACGATAACTCCACTGTCTCTGATGCTGGTTCTTTCGTTTTGTGCGAGACCTCTTTGGATCTTCACTGTTGGGGCCAGAACCCCGTTGTCACTGCCAAGCTTCAGTTGAACGGCCAGGATCGCTTCTCTGAGCGTGAAGGATCTTACTTCTCTTGGGTTCAACCTTACCAGGCACACACCCGCAATCCTGATGAGGGTATTAACGTTTACTCCTTCGCTCTTCGCCCTGAGGAACACCAACCATCAGGAACGTGCAACTTCTCTCGTATTGACAATGCCACACTTCAATTGGTCTTGTCTAACGCTACAGTTGAGGGCACTAAGACTGCTAAGGTCCGTGTTTATGCCACCAACTATAACGTGTTAAGAATTATGAGTGGTATGGGCGGCCTCGCATATAGCAACTAAGCACCATATATCGTGTGGTTCTTATTCATATATTTTAATATTTAAACATTGATTTTTAATATTAAAAGCAAAAAACAACTTAAATACATCTCCATATATTAACTTATAAAATGAGTGTAGACATAGTAAACCTTATCGAGAGCAATCCTATCACTAAACTAACTGGCAATTATCAGTCAAAATTAGTTGAAAAGGTTAAAAATAATTTTACTAATTATGAACAGCAATTATTTTTGTCTAGTTTTTACTGTTATTTGAAGTATGATAATAAAAATGATTTTGTAATTGATTTAGACAATGTATGGAAATGGTTGGGATTTCAGCAAAAATATCATGCAAAAGTTACATTAGAAAAAAATTTTATTATTGATAAAGATTATAAAATGTTTGCTCCCGAACCTTCGGGAGCAAAGAAAAGCAATAGAGGAGGTCATAATAAAGAAATTATTATGTTAAATGTTGAGACTTTTAAAAAATTTTGTTTGAAAGCAGGAACTAAAAAGGCAGATGAAGTTCACGATTATTTTATTAAACTTGAAAATATTATGTTTGAAATTGCAAAAGAAGAATGTGAAGAATTAAAAATACAAATGATGCAACTTGAAAACACTAAAAATAAAGAAATGGAGGAAAAACTCGTTAACCAAAAAGAATTAGATAATGAAGCATTTTTACTAAAACAATACGCTAGTGTTGGAAATATGATTTATATTATTAAAGTGAAAATCAATGATAATGGAACATATATTATTAAAATTGGAGAAAGTAGAAAAGGTATTACAGAAAGATATAATGAATGTAAAACTAAACATAAAAATAGTAAAATTTTATTGTTAAATTGTTTTTTAGTTGACAAATGTAAAGATTTTGAAACTTTTTTACATAGTCATTCAACTATACATCCTACTAAAGTTACTAATTTACTAGATCACGAAAAAGAAAACGAATTATTTTTAATTGGAAGCACTTTAACATACAAAACTGTATTGAAAATTATTGAAGACAACATTGATAGTTATAATTATAAAGTGAAAGAATTGTTATTAGAAATAGAAAATTTAAAATTAAAAAATACAGGGAAAATTATAAATAATGATAATGAATTGTTAAAAGAACTAGTTACAACTAACAAAATGTTAGTCAATAAAGTTAGTTTTTTAGAAACATCTATGCAACAAATCCTAAATAAACTTAATGAAAAAGATACTAAAGTTGTAACTGGGTTCAATCAACAAGTTCCACACTTAGGCCCTCGGCTCCAAAAAATTAATCCCGAAACTTTACAACTTATAAAAGTTTACGAATCGGTAACAGAATTAATGAACGAAAATAAAAACATAAAACGTCCAAGTATTATGAAAGCTATTGAAGAAAATACTGTTTATTGTGGTTTTCGCTGGTTGTTAGTTGAAAGAAAATTAGACCCTAATATAATCCATAATATTCAACAAACAAAAGAAACTAAGTTTCAAAGTTTAGGTTATATTGCAAAAGTAAATAATAATAAATCAGAAATTGTAAATGTATATTTAGATAGAAAGACAGCATCCCAATTAAATGGATATCAAAGTTCATCAGCATTAGATAATCCAGTTAAAAATAATACTATAACAAATGGATATTATTATACTTTATATGATAATTGTCAAGCAGAATTAATTCAAAATTTTGAAGATAAAAACGGAACCCCATTACTATATAAAAATGGCATAGGTCAATATGACATTAATAATAATTTGGTCAAAGAATTTTCTTGTAAGTATGATGTTATTAGAGAATTAAAAATAAGCGATAAAACATTAGCAAAGGCTTTAACAAATAATGTTCCATACAATAACTATTTCTATAAAGAATTGGGAAGTAAATTGAACTATTTATAAAATCCCTTTAATTTAATCTAAAAATATTATATATAATGGTCGCAATATCTTTTATAAATAAAACAAGAAAAACCAAATTCAAAGGCGCGTTTAGTTTAGATTCCACCGATTACGAATATACAATGTATTTATTACCAATTACAAAACAAAAAGAATATGACGAAATTGTACATTATTTTGGCAATCGTATGTTTAAAGGGAAGATCTGTTTAGATGTTGATGAGCCCGCAGTTGAAGATTACTTAAATAATGATGATGTTAGCGCGTTTATAATGGTTAATCCAGTAAATATTGATAATGTAGCATCCGGAACATTACAAATATATGATTGGTGTAATACTTCTAGCACATCTTCTTCAAAATCACAAAATATTAATAGTGCTGATGTTTGGATCAATGATGTTTGTAGGGTCTCTAGTTCTGGAAATACTGGAAACCCATTAAAAGCATTATTTTATTTTATGGAACAACTTGTTGTTCAAAACTTAGGTAAAAATAATATTAAACTATATATTGAATCTGAACCTGATAACGTAAAGGTGCTTAAACCAAAATATGAATCGTTAGGATTTGTTAAAAACATAGAATCTAACCCAGAAATTTGCCCTAATTGGGCTGGTACAGAAATTGTTATGGAAAAAACTGGATTGGCAGAAGAAACCCAAGTTATTGATTTTTCTTTTTTAGAAGGAACTATAAAAGCTAAAAGTGCTACTAACAAAAGAACAACCGCAAAAGGAGTTAAAAATAAAACTAGTAAACGTGGGAAACCTAGTAAACATAAGAAAACTAATAAACATAAGAAAACTAGTAAACGTGGGAAAACCTATTATAAGCGCAAATAATAAATATAATCAATTAGATTTAGATTTATGTAATATTTTATAAACATATTATATGATCAATACAAATAAAGATACAATTGTAGCACCATCAATAACTGCAGTTAATTTAACACATAAACAAGTATTTCCTTCTAGGTCTGAAACTGTAACTGAGAATGGTGTCACTATAACACCAAACGGTGTATCTAAAAATACAATTAAATTTGAAAGAGAAGAAGATATGATTGTATTGTGTTTAAGTGCTTTTGTTCACGATTATGTCCACGATTATAATTTAGCAGGTATGCATGGAAGAGTTATTAAAGATAATGTTTTTAGTTCTGATCCAACAACACCTAGTTTATTTCAATCATTAGGAATAACTATTGGAAATCCCATTTTTAAAATTTTTTCATATGCTGTTGGAGGACATAGAGAAGTAAAACTATATAATGATGACCAATTTGAAGATGAAACTACTAAACCAGGTAAAAAGATGAATTTTGAAAATTATCAAAAAAAGAGTGAAAGTCTAATACCTACTCGAGGTGGAACCTATATAGGAGGAATTAAGCAACCATATGTAAAAAATTTAGAAGGACTAGAAAAAAGTCTAGGCGAAACTACTATGACTGTAAATTTAGACGAAAAACAAAAGTTTCCTGCTTTAGAACAAAGTGCAGAACCAGGTACAAAACAAAGTGAAGAACCAGTTTTAGGACAAGGTTTGGAACCAGTTTTGGAACCAGTATCCGTAAAATCTGTTAATCTAACCGATGTTTCTGATTTGCTATTTAAACCAGTATCAACTATGTTAACTGAAAATAAGTATGATCAGGTTATTGGTGCTTTAGAGAAAGATGCTAATTTTTTGGCATTTCATTCATCATTAAACACATATGTTGCAACATATTTAGGTTACAATGTTAATGACAATGAAGATGACAATGAAGATGATACTAAAACTGACGATAAAAATGGTATAATGAATAAAGCTATTTTGTCTTCATTTGATTATATTATAAATGATTTTAATGATGCAAAAATGGAAGTAACTGATAACTCTATTCAGTACTTATTTTATTCTGATATTTTTAAATTACTTAAATTAGCTTACTCTGGTATTTATGAAAAGAAAACAACTGAAAATCCATTAGATGTGTTAAATTCTTCTGAAGTATTATATCAGTTTATTATTTTTTATGTAACTTATTTGACACAAAAAGACTACTCGGAATTTGAGTTGTTAGTTAATAGCAAAAAAGGGGGTGATGGAGAGGGAGAAGAGGGAGAAGAAGGCGAAGTAGTAGGAGAAGCAGTAGTAGGAGAAGAAGAAGGTTCATCGTCCAGTTCTTCTTCTCCATTATTACCTAAATCCACTAAAAAATATTTTGAAGTTCCAGAATACGTATTTATAACACATAATAATCTTTTAACAACCATTGCTCGTGGTATGTTTATAAAATTAGGAATTTGGAAAAAAATATTTTTTCCGGATACTCCTACAGAACAAATAACGCCGGAACAATATGTTTTTGGGTTTGAGGAATTAAACCAGATAACATATGATAAATTAGTTGAAATATA